CTTATTGTTTTTGATTCAACAGAACCATCTGGTAATGTGCAATTCAAAGTAAAAGAAGTTGGATCGCTACTCAGTACTGAAGATAAATCTTTATCAAGAACAATATCTGTGGTTGAGGCAGAAGCAATCCTTCCAGCCCTTTGAACACCTTGTCTCATCTCATCTGCCACTGCAAAAACTTGGCTAGGTAATACAGCTAAACCATCTAAACCTGTCTGAAAAACCACAACATCTGCGTCTAGTTCTTCTGATTTCAACATCCAAGTACCTAATCTTTGAGCTTGATATTTAGAAGAACAACCAAATGCCACTAAATCTTTTACCTGATAACCATATTTTGTAATTAAGTCATAGTCTTCAACAACAACTACATTAGGTTTATATAAATTATCTGGATCGTTATATCTAACTCTTATTGAAGTAGATCTAGTTTTTAAAGACGTGCCAGAATAATTAAAAATTCCATCAATTACATTCGAATTGTTATATAGATGTACAGGATCTACATCAGAACCGTCTAGATTTCCGTGATCTGCACCTACATTGACCGTATTAGCAGCCCAATATGTCATACCCCTAAAAGTGCTGGCAAGATTCTGTAAGACCTTATATGCGTCATTCTGTGCAGCAATCACAGTATTTATTGCAAACCTTGGTTCTTTACCGTCTGGTGTATCTACTCGTTGATTTGCATATTGAGCTAAAGGATATAAATCAACCCAACTTACATTTGATGCTGTTATAAAATCCCCTGCCCCATGTTTATCATTTGTAAGCATATCAAAGAAAATACATACAGGGCAGGTTGTCCAATGTTTACCGCTTTTTAAACTCCCATTAAAAGAACCAACAAACCTTAAACTTCCGTCATTTCTTACAATCGCATTATGTGGAATTTTTACCTTTGTACCTTTAACTAAATATGCTCTTGTCGGCAATGATGCGAATGCTTCTGTTGAAAGTGATAAACCTACACAAGCTGTAAAAGGGTAACGACTTTTAAAATCTTGCCTTTCTATCATTGATGTTAAAATTACACGGTTTGCTCTCGTATTTTCTAATGGTGTATTTGGGTCTAAATCTTCAAAATTACCTTTTTTTACTTCATAATCTTTTTCTCCATCTGTGACTTTAACAATTCTAAATAAATAAGGAGGTTGACCATCTAATTGAATACGAGGTGTCTTAAATTGATAGTCAGATGTACTAATACCAGTAAAAGATTTATCATAAACTTCATTAAATGCAGTACCAGCTTCTTTAAGAAAAATCTTTATTCTAGTTTTTGCGTTAAATAATTGACCTCTTGCAACACCTTCCATAGCTGTGCAAAATAAAGCTGGAATTGTAAATAGAAATTCTACAGAAGTTGTTTGTTCATCTGTAATTTGTTTTACTGTTTTTCCACTTCCATAATTTCTAGAAGTAACAAGATTTTTAGCGTTTTTTGTTTCACTGTAATTAGAACCTATTTCTTCAGAAATATTTGTTAAATTTGATGCCCCACCTTTTTGGTAATCTGATAATTGTAATTGATTTTTTGTCCCTGTTCTAAAGTCAAATGAAAAATGTTCATCAGAATAATTGTTTTTATTACCTGTTTGCACAGGTGTTTCATCTAAAAATATACCTTTTTTGCCACCAACAATTTCTTCAATTTCACCTTCACAGAGTAGATCAACAATTTTTATTGTAGATGTAGAGTTTAACGCCATAATTACTTTTTCTTTAAGTTATATCCTACTTGTCTTATTTTAAATCTAGCCCTACTAAAATCTACACCAGTTTCAAGAATTTGAATAAAAAGCTGATATGTATTCTTACCACTTATATGTTGATAAGGTAGTTTGCATATGTAATTGTACTTTTGTGTCGTTAATGTTAATCCTTGTATAGTAGCCTGATTATTTAACACTAAATTCTGTGAATCTTTTTCTTTAATAATTATCCTATATGTAATAAAACCATCAATCCTTGTTGTTTTATTATTACCAACAAAATCAATAAGACCTGCTGCTCGAAAAAGAATTTGAAAATCTGGTGTGTTATTAACGCTATTATTATCACCTTCAGCAGTCCCACCTAAATCATCAACAACTTTTTGTTCTCCTCCCTGCTGTAAATCTACAACAAAATCATTAGCCGATATTTCTGTAACAAAAGAAGTACCTTTAAAGGCATTTTTATTGCCATTTAATATTCTTGCTTCTAAACCACCAGCTTCTGTATATTTACCTTTTAATTCTTCACCATTAAGACGTACAGAATCTAAACTAGGTGGTCTAATATACTTCATTAATGGGTCAGATTCGTTCGCAACCTCTATATTTGTACTTAAAATATGACCTCCAATTAATGCTTTACCGTAAACTACAGGTATAGTTTTACCAAGACCTACAGTATTTGCTGCCCCTGTATAAGCATAACTTTGTGAACCGTCAGAACCTCTTGTAATACCACCTGGGCCACCAGTAAAACCTGATACAGGTGCATCAAAATCTAAAGAAGGCAGTTGTGGTTGGGGCGAAATCATATCTGAAACACCAGATAATACAAGAGCACCACCTAATGCTATTGTTGCTTTTGTTAAAGGTAAAGCTGCTGCAAAAGATCCCTTAGCAACAATAGGACTAAAAAATGATGATGCACTTAAAGGTGTAAATATAAACGCTCCTGCAATTAAAGCAACACCAGCTAATATTTTTCCTACCCCACGACTTCCAGTAATAACAGGTGTGATAACTAAATCGTTTTGTCCTAAAGGTAAACCTAATTCTTCATAGCCTAAAAATTCACCAGCTTGTACAACTGTAAAACCAATTCCATCTTCGTGAGCAGTAACAAAATATTTTTTTAAGTCAGGATAGTTAATACAAAGCAACTTTAATGCTTCTAAGGGTGATTTCAAGTCATGATACATATGAGTTTTACCCCACCTTTCACCTAATTCATCTAACAGCAAAATTTTATGCTGCATATCTAAAACACCCCACTGTTCTTTTTCTATAATAACTATTGAAATATTCTGAACAACTTAAAGACTCAAATTTTTGATGTAGTATCATATCATCTTTTAAGAGAACAGCACCATGCATTGGTTCTTTAGTCCATATCTTCATTATTAAGACATCATTAGGTTTTCTTAAATTTATATCAACTTCTGTGAAATTAAGTTTACTAGATTCTTTTAAAAAGATACTTTCACAACTTTGTACATCTTCGGGTCTTTCATAGTCAGGCAAATCAATACCAAGTAGTTTGTAATAATCACGCACTATTGAATAACAGTCAAAAACTCCATACTGCCATTGTCTGCCAATTAAGGATTTATAATTTGCCATGAGTCCTCTGGTAGAAGATAAACGTACCAAGGGAGTTTTGTTGCTGTACAAGCTTTTTTATCTAGTTCGCTTGCATTGCCGCCTTCTGGATGAGAATGAACAATATATTGAAGCTTACCTTTTGATCTGGCTTTTAGAAAATCTTTTGGATGAATTGCAAAATTATCTTCTGGGGTATCTGAAATATTACTGCAAGCATAATAAACATCCTCAACCACAATCCCACAAGATTCTTTTGGTGCTTCTTTTATTGCGTGTTCTTTAGCAGCTTTTTTAAACATCATCACATCTGTAATCTAGCATTCAAAAATCCGCCAAATGGTACTTTAGTTTTTTTACCAGAGAAACGTACCAAACAACTGGAATACTTATGACCACATTTATCTAGAGATAATTTGTTAGAACCAAATATTTGATTATCATTTACATCAAAACATTTTGAACCTTTATAACCGCATTGAGTACCTCTATAAAGCCAAGGGCAATGCTCAACAATTTGCCTTTTAGGTAACCTTAAGTTTTGCATATTAATTTTTCCTGTGAGTTCAAAAGTAACTGACTCAGGTGTTTCTGCTGCAACTCTGTCTATATACCAAATATCATCTACTTGAGCTATCGCAGTAGGATCTGCTGTTGCATTTGTACCACTAGGAAAATTTACAGCATCTAAAAATTTTTTATGTGTTTGTATTCTTTTAAGCTCCGCATTTAAAGGATTATATAAAAGCATTAAATTTGTTATCGCATTATCAGCATTAGCAACAGCAAAAGTTGGCCTTGGCAAAGTTCCTTTTGTAACTTTATCAAAACCTTTTACTTGTACAGGTGCTGCTGCATATGTAATACCACCGAATACAATATTACTTTTCAGTTCGTTCGTGCCAGCATGGTAGTAAAAAGTTTGATTTACACCATTTACATCAAAAGTTAATTTAAGTTCAAATAATTCTATGATTGCTGAAGGTTCAAGCTTTTGTATCTCTTCACTAATTTTTGAAGATGACGGTGCGATTTGTGTACTTGTCATGCTTCGGCAACCTCCTCAAATGTTGCATTTATTGTAGCCCTATTTAAATATGGTATCGTTTTATTCCAATCTCTACAAATAAGTTTTTTACTAGCACTTTCTCCTGGTGGTGTGTAATCAAAGTTTTCTACACCAGCCCTAGCATCAAGAAAAGTTTCAATTTCATCTGCATCTGTTTCACTTATGTTTTCCCATTTAAGCCTATACACTTTCAGATTTTGATTTATACCAAAAGTTGATCGTTGAGAATACCCCGAACCAAATTGTGCAATACGAATATTTGGTTTAGATGTTTTAGTTAGTCCATAAGTAGGATTAACAGTTGTTGGAAAACTAGCCATTAACTTAATAAACCTCCAGCCATTTTTTGATTAACAATTTCAGCTTGTATTGCTGCTGCAATAGCTTCACCAAATTTTGTAGCAGATTGCTCGTCACCTTCTACAGAAGTTCCAGAAGCATCTACATTGACCACTACATTGGTAGAACCTCCACCTAGTTCATGATTAGGAGTAACTTTTCCTGTTACTCCAGGGGTAAATAATTCTGGTCCCTTCTCTCCCACAATATAAGATTTATTAGGTTTTGTAACACCACCATTTGCAAAAAATCCACCAATTCCAGGAATTGCTCTTAAGAAAGAAGTTGCCGCAAAGTTTATAAGCTGTCTTTGGATCGATCTAAAGACACTAGCCGCTACTTCACCTAAAGTCATAGTCCTATTTATTGCACCATCTATTGCATCAACAAGACCTGTCTGAACTGTATTAGCAATTCCACTATATAAAGTATTTACACGTTCAAGTTCTTGTTGTAAACGTAAAGCATTTTCAAATTGCTTTCTTTCTTCTTTATTTATCTGCTTGTCAAATTCAAGAGCTTGTCTATCAAATTCTCTTAATTTCTGTTGAATTTCAGCTTCACGACCACCTAAAGTTATAGATTCTTGTAAAAACTGATTTTTATTTTCTACAGATTTTGTTATTTCATTGTATTTTTCTGCCCTGAGTTGTTCTAAAGTAAGATTCTCTTGATTAGTTTCTTTGGTTAACATCAAAAGAATAATTTCTTCATCAATTTCTGCCCTTCTTTTTTTAGCATCTCCACCTCTTAAATTAGCTCTTTCTGTAAGTAGATTTTCAATTCTTGAATCAGTGCTATTTTTAGCTTCTCCAAGTAATTGCCTTCTTCTCAAACCAGTAACTCTTTCAGTCCCTCCTGTAAATAATTCAGCAGCTTTAGCAGCAACTTGAGTAATAAATTTAGTTATTGAAGATTGAAGTTCTCTTGTTGATTTTGCAAAATCTTGTAATGCTTTAACTCCATCTTCTCCAACTAATTTTTCCATATCTTCCATAACCAAATTAAATGCAGCTTGTTTACCTTGTGATTTCTCTATCAACTTTATATATTCTGCTTGAGGTGTTCCTGCAAGACCAAGTGCCTTTGTAGCAGCATCAACATCAAAAGAAAAGAAAGTAACTGCTTTCCCCAATTCTTCTAATTTTTCTTTTGCAGTAGTAAGTTGTTGAAGAACAGCAGTAGCAACAAGACCTCCTGCAAAGCCTCCCATTTGACCGCCAATCTTAGTTCCTGCGAAACCACCAGCAAAACCAAAAGCACCTCCAAGTGGGCCTTGTCCAAACAGTAATGGGAACGCACCAGAGATAAGTCCACTTGTTAATGCTGCCTGGTTTCCTTTAGGATTCATTCCTCCACGGAATTGATTTCCAAATCCTCCTCCCATTCTGTTTGCAAGGTCTATATTTTGTTTTCGTGCTTTGTTATTTTGTAGTATTGAAGTTGTCTCAAGATCTGTTTGATTAGTTAACTTTTGCGTAGCTGCTACTGCTGCTAATTGTTTTTTTGAACCAATAGTTAAACTATTTGAATACGCCTGTAAAGCGTCTATTGCTGCAAATTGTTGGTCTCTAGTTTTACCAAATACTTTTCCAGATTTGTTAACTGTTTTGACAAGATCCTCCATATCTTGTCTATATTGTTTTATTGTTTTACGAGCGTCTTTTCCTGCTGCACCTCCTGTATTTCGAGGGTTCATTATATCTATACCACGAATCTTATCTATACTTGCACTTAATTGTTTTACCTTTGCTTGTAACCTATCAAGACCAGACTGCCCTTTTACTCTTAAATTTATATTTACACCGTATTCACCTGCCATCGGATTCGACCTAAAACCAAAACTTTACTTTAGTGTACCGCTTTTAGCGTTTTCCTGCTCGTGATTTATTCTTTGCATCTTCATAAGCTTTATCTTCATATTCTTTTTTTAACTCATAATAAGCAAGCCAATTTATGTATTCTTCCTGAGTCAGCTTATTGGTAAGTTCTTGAATAGTCATTTTTAACTCTGAAGCTAAAAAAAACATAAAAAACCAATCGTTTCTAGCTTTTTAAATCTGCTTTCGCTTCCTCCAATTTATAATCAGCACCAGAATTTAACATCGCAAGTTGAATATCCTGTAATATTCCTGCATTTACTTCTCTTCGTAACGAGGCTTTATGACCATCTTGAAATAATCTTTTACCATCTTTATCTAATGCTTTTGTAATCATTAGATTTAATGCAAAGTCATCATTAGTTCCACCATCTCCAGATTTTGCAACAATCGCTTCTCTTTCTGCAATAGTTAATGGATTCCAGTAAATCTCTAAAACTGTTACATCTCCTTCTTTCAATTCATACATATATTTTTGGCTTACACCAAATTTGTTCTTGAGCAGTTCGATTGCTTCCATAAATTTATTAGATTGCTATTCTATTATACTAGGCGTTTGCTGAAAATTGACAAGATATTATTCCAATGAAATGACTTCTATCCTCTATTTCCAATGGAGTTGGGCCATTTATATCTAACACTCTAGGTTTACAACTGAAAGTATCTGAATAATCTGAAGCATTTACTGAAGTAAGTCCATCAATCACCGCTTCAGAAATAGATGACAAAACAGAAGTACCTTTTGATTTTGGAACGTAAACATTACATTGAATGATACCAGCATAGTAGTCTGATGCTGCTCCCTGGTTTTGTAAAGTTGACTGAGTAAAATTCAAACTCATCAAAATATATTTTGTACTTTTTCCAGGAGTGGTGTAATGAACATTGTCATAAACCATTTCAACAGTATTATCTGCTGCTGCAACCGCATCTGTTACTGCCTTTTCAAAAGCTGCTCTAGCGTTTACTAATGTCATTTTTAAAAACCTGTGTAAGTTGTACCACTAAATTTCTCAGATACTTTACCTCCTATAAATAGCTTACCTTTTTCTGTCATGTTTTCTTTAATTATTTTAGCTAAATCATCTACAATAAAATTTTGAATTTTTCCAGTTTCTAAAACGTATTGAGAATACACAGCTTTATTACCAATGTAAACTGATTTTCTATAATTAAAAATTCTTTTTCCTTCTCCAACAGGAAATCTCATTTGAACAAATGGATTAGCAGGAGGCTCTTGTCGTGTAAAAGGAGGTCCTGCTTTTCTTTTCTCAAAAAAATTAATACTTCGTTCATATTTAATTGCCTTCCAAGGTTGATAGTTTTCTGCCTTGTGGTTTGCTGTTACTGGACTTGTCTGAGCTTTCCAACTAGAAGCAAAAAAACCTGTCCATATTGGCATAGGGTCTGGAACAGTGCTTTCTCTATTAGATAATTCAAAATGAGTAATTTTTATGACATTATTAAAACCCTCACTAATCTGGCTATCTAAATCTTTTGGTAAATCTTTTAAACGTCTTACTGCCATTAGAACCGCACCAGAACAGTAAATAAGTAAACCTGTCCACCTCTTTTCGTATCAATGTAAACTATCTGTGCAGTTCTATTTGAACCAGCATAACTTAATGTGATCTCATCATCCATATCAACTTGATTATCTCCAATCTGATCTGGTGTAATATACAATCTCGCTTGTCTCATTTCTTGACCAGTTTCTTCTTCTGATCTAATAAAAGATATTGGAACTTTAATACTGTAGCTAGTATCTGTTGTAGTCAAAGCTCCTGTAGAAGTATTGTAAGAAGGAGATGCCTTCTTTGTATAAGTAATACTGTAATCTTGTGATGTACCCAGTTGAGATACAACACTTTTAGCTGCGTTTTTAAATAATGAATCTAATTGACCTGCCATTATCCTCTAACCACTCTAAGTTGAAAACTACCAGCACCGCCAAGCATATATGCTCCAAGGTAACTTTGTAACCACGGGTAAACATCTAAAATATTATTTATAGATCCTGTTCCCTGACTATCAGTATTATATTTGACTTGCAAATCTCCTAACTGTACTTCAGAAAAGTTACCATCTTTACCAGTAGTTCCTGTAATAGCATCAGTATCATTCGCCAATGCCCTAGCTAGTTCATATTGAGCATATTTAATATTGTTCGGAATAGTAGTACAAGCTAATTCAACCCCATCTACCTGATAATTTGTTCTTGGAAATTTTAGTGCCTGACTTTCATCACATCTATCACCATAAAAAACTAAAGTATCAATCCATCTTGTAGCTGATATTAATGCTCTTTTCTTTTGATCGTCTGTTTTATTTGTCCAAGTTGAAGAATCTGGAGAGGTATCGAAGTAATCGTTAGACTCAGATAAAGTGACATAGCTATTAGCTGTTTCACTTTTTATAGTTGCATTTATGGTAGCTGCCACGATCAGTAAGGTAAGTTAGTTTTATTGTAGCGTAAAGAAAAAACCCCACCAATATTTGATGAGGTTTAATGACCACAATTTAATCTTAATAAAAATTAAGACTTGAGACCATTGTCTAGTGGAGAGTTAACAAAGATTTCAACCATAGGAATCTGGTCAATATCATAAGTTACACCCCAGTTAGAACCAGTTCTTAGTGCTGAGTTAGCAGGGTTATCAGCAGCGTTTGTCCACTTAGTACCCATAACGTGATAAGCACTATGGTAATCAACAGACATAACATCTTGCTTAGATAAAATGTTTCTTTCTGCTTCAATACCAAGCTCAGACTGAACACCTTCAAGAATTGTTCCTGACTTCATTAAATAGCAACGGAACTCTTGACGATTACCAGTAGTTGTTGGATCGTTGATGTTTACTTGAGAGTCGATAACGACTGTACAACCAGCAAATTGACCGATTGATCTGTCAGTAACACCAACACCACCACCACCCCAAGTGATACCTGTACCAGTTGATAAGGCAGATGTTGAGAATGTTAGTAGACCTACTTGATATAGGTAGTAAGCAACAGAAGGATGAACGATAAGAAGATCAAGCTCTTCTCCTCTTTCTCCTAAAACAGAACGAGCTTCTGCAACAGTAGCAGCAGTAAGATAATTTGCTTCAGCAGTAGAACCAGAACCACCTAAGTTTTTCTCAAGACGATGAGAATTTAAAGCTGTATGAAATAAACCAGTTAGAGTTTCAAATAAACGAACAGAGTTCAACTTATTGATAGCATCTGCAAGTTGATTTCTGATATGACCCATTGGATCTTCACCAGCAGCTAATAAAGCCACGTCATCAACAGCATAAGCAAAACCTCTATGACAGATAGTTGCGATCTGCGTATCTGTACCGATTTTTTGAGGTGTTAAATAACCACCACCACTTGTTCCCCAAGTACCTGTACCATCTAAAATTTCTTCAGTTGGTGCGATTGGGTTAAATTCTGGAACTTGTATTCTTGTTCCTCCTGC